ATTCAGTTCTTCGCTGGCGGTGCTGAGATCGTAGAGTTTGATGCTGCTGCGATAACTCTCGCTGATGGTGCTGATCTTGTTATTAGTGCTGCGGATAAGTTGTTTTTCGATGGTGGTGGCGATACTTACATCTATGAGGAATCAACCGACGACCTGCACGTGGTTGTCGGCGGCGCGATTATGCTTCAGTTAGACCAAGAAGCCGGTATTTCTACATTCAACCCGTCGTCTGCTAATTAAGATTTTAGGGTATTGACGGATGCTGGAACTTCTGCCATCAATGTTGATGCTGCTGCAAACGCTGGAAAAGGTGAGGTCGGCCTTGGATACACGGCGAATCCTGATGGGAACAACCGGGCGTGGTTGAAGGTATACCCGCCAGCCATCTCCACGGCTTCGGGCAAGGCTACCTCATGGATGAGCATCCAGCCCGACTACGCTATGACGATGGCCGGGACTGTTCCGTTTGTCGCAACGCTCCAGTTAGAAGAACCGAACATTACAGAGCCAGATGGGTCAAATGTTGTTTCGGTAGCTGCCACGCTCTACATCAAAGATGCACCGACTGAGGCTCCAGCAGGTAAAAATAGTGGCATCCACATGGAAACTGGGGCGTTCTATGCTAGTGATGGGCATGGTAGTGATGGTGAACAGCTAACATCCGGCGGGAATGATGCTGCTCTGGATTGGGCTGCTGCCAGTTGTGTCCGTAGTTCTAAAACTGCCATTGTCGAACGGGATAATAACGATGAAGTTCTTGCGACACTGGTGAACACGCCAGTCCACGACTTCAAATATAAAAATGACCGATCACTTTCCAGCACCGGAGACTACGATACCGACTATGTTGGCATCATGGCTGACGAGGCTCCGTGGGCGATGCACCACAGCGGACGCATCCTGAATCCGATCAACACATTCGGCTACACAATCCAAGCATTCAAGGCTCTGGAGAAACGCATACAAGAGTTGGAGTCTAGTAATGGCAACTAACGCACAGATGAAAACGGCACTTGGGATTACAGACAGCCAGATCACAAAGGCTCTCGCATACCTTGACCGGGTATCCCCAAAAGTTGATGGCTCAGGCGATGCGCGGGCGAACGCTATAAACGATTTTCGTGACCACATCGTTTCACATTACAGTGGCATCATCAGCGCAGATTTGAAGCAACAAGCATCTGCTCCTGCCTGGGACTAGGGAGAACAATAGCTTGAGTGAAATTGAGGTCAATGCCGAAGATTTACAGGCCGTCATAATGGAGTTACAGGCAGAGAATTCCAACCTGCGACTTATGAAGTCTGCGCTGCTTCGCAAGATCAAAGAACAGGCTCTCGATGCACAACTCGATGAGGTTGAGAAGGTTGTTCTCCTTGAAAAGGAATCATAAGTGGCAACGATCACCATCTCGATTCAGGAGAATGGGGCCAATGTAGGCTCCGGTTGGCTGCTCGTCTATGGCGACAGCGGAACGGGCGTGCGAGAAACGTCTAACGCAGGGACTATCGTATTCACTGGCGTGGGTGCGACCCACAAGATGAGCATGGCGTTTAATATCGTTGATGCTGCTGGCGCACTCCGCATGGGCGGCGCAGGGCTGTACCTGGCAGCAGGAGGCTCTTACGAGTTGAACGCATGAACTCTTACGCGTCGGTAGATGAATTCCGGGGAACCTACGTTCTCAACGTCAATGCAACTGGCTCTGCTAACGTCCAGCGGTTTCGTGAACTGCTGGAAGGTGTAAGCCGTGAAGTCGATAAAATTACGAAGCGGCATTTCTACTCAGTAAGCGATACGCGCTACTTTGATGGCCCAGGTAATGGGACGCTGTTCGTTGGTGATGTGGTGTCCATCCCCGCCAGCGGCCTCAAAGAGTCGGACAATATGGACGGTACGTTCGATGTGGTGTGGGGCAACGCTGGAACCGATTATTTCTACGCGCCATATAACGCCAACCCAACGTCTACCTTCGGGGATGCGCGCCCATACATGCGCCTGGAAATAAGCCAGCACAGCAACGGCACGCAGGACAGCTTTGATAAGGGTCAGCGCAACTATGAGATCACCGGGACGTGGGGCTTCTCTCATGCCACGAATACACAAGCTGCCACGGCCTCTGCGTCGTTTAGTGCCTCGACCACGACCATTACATACGCAGGGGCGGGGCCGCAGATTGGCTGGACGCTTCTCAATGGTGTTGAGCAGATGTATGTGGAATCAACATCAGGCACGACAGTCGTACTCAGGCGTGGCGTAAATGGCTCCACGGCCACGGTAATCGCTTCGGGGTCTATATTCAGCCGCCGTGAATATCCCTCGCCTGTGCGTGAGGCTGTGCTGATTCAGGCGGGGCGATTATTCCGACGTGCCAAAGGTGGCTTCGGTCAGGAGATGGGATTACCCGAAGCTGGTGAACTCGTACCCATGATTCCCAACGGGATAGACAGCGACGTTAGACAGATGCTCGGCCCGTTCAAGCGAAGGTACATGGGCAAATGACCACCGGCTCGTCGGGCGTATCAATAGAACTCATCGGGATGAAGGAACTCTTGCGTGATTTGAAAGACCCCAAATTCGCTACGAGGGCAGCGGTGCGCGCGCTGGATAAGGCGGCGGCTAAGACGATGGAACTCGCCGTGAAACGTGCGCCACGCGACAGGGGGCATTTACAAGACAGCATCACGATAGATCGCCGTGGTGAATTCGCCCGCGCTGTTGGTTCAGGCCAGCCCTACGCCAAGCCGGTTGAGTTTGGTAGTCGCCCACACTGGCCTCCTATATCAGCGTTGCAACCCTGGGCGCGTCGGCATGGATTTCCTGCCGGTCGCAAGGGGGCCATGATTGTCGGCGCGGCGATAGCCCGTGGTGGCGGTAAGGCTGAGAGCGGTCAGCCCTTCTTGAACCCTGCGCTGGACGATGTTGAGAACAATGAGTGGCCTCGCATTCGGCGCGAGTTTTGGGAAGAAATGGCACAGGCGTTCAAGAAGGGTGGCACTCGATGACCACCACGACCGATGTGTACACAGGGCTGAAAACCGCCCTTGAAAACGGCATCTCCGACCTGCGGATATACCCGCGCCAGCCTGATGTAATCAACGAGTTACCAGGCGGGATGCTCGTACCGGCTACGGCCAACCCGAATATCACCTTCGGCGGCACGACCACCGTGTATACGGTTGACCTGATTATCTACGTGGCTTCTGCTGATACCGAGGAGGCGTGGGAGAAGGCGCAAAACTATTTCGACAACAGCGGGGGCAATAGTGTTGACGCTGCTATTGCGGCAGACAGTACGCTTGGTGGCGCAGTACAAGGTGCGTTCGTGCGTCAAGGTCAGACCGCAACCCGTGGCGTTGTTGGTGCTGGTGATTTTGCCGTAGCTGAATTCACTATCGAGTATGTGAGGTAGAACGTGGCTGATCTAAATATTCTCAAAGGTGGCAATCCTGCTGTCTATGCCCACGGCGCAAATCTTGGGCAGGACGGTCGTGCAGGTCATCCAAACCTGTCGAAAGATACCGTGGATGCAGTCACGTTCAACGATGGTGGCCATTCTAACAAGCATGGACTGGAAAGCGTATCGTTCGATTGGACAGGGCTGTACACCGCATCAGCGGGCCGTTCCTACAACGTGGTGAAGGATATGTTCGGCGACAGCACAGGGAACGCTTCGGCAAGAGTTGTTTCTTACTACCCCGAAGGCTCGGTGATTCGCGATAAGCAAGGTATCGGGCTGGACAAAGTGACGGCGTTCAGCGTTACGCAGGATGGCGGCCCCGGCGACCTGCTGGAACTCAGCGCAGGATTCGACCAGAGCGGCACGTCCGACTTCATCACCGGGGTTATCGGCACAACCTACACGGCGAACTCAACGAGTACGGTCGCAACAATGGGGGCATCCTCAACGGCTGGCGGTCGTTATTATTTCCACATTCTGAGTTGCTCTGCCTCTGGTGGGAATGAGGAATTCGATTTCCAGATTGAACACTCATCTGCAAATGGGGCCAACTTCATATCGGCCACGGGCGCATCGCTTACGGTCGCCAGCGCGCAATCGAATGGCACAGTATTTACTTCGTCCGGGCAACTTCGGGCGTTTGTACGGGTAGTGGTAACACGCGATGCAAGTTCAGGCTCGGTTGAGTTTGTGCTTGGGGCGTAC